CTCCATGTATGTCTTCAGCTGCTTCTTGATGAAGTTTTCAAACTCCTCATTGAATTCATTATCACCGGCCTTCACACCGTCAATGTGGAGCTTGTACTTCTGACCATTGGACTGCTTCAGTGCTTTGGCAGCAGATGACAGGATCTTGCCATACTCTGTGTACATGCCATCTATGAGCTGTCTTACATTGATGTTATCCAACCGGAAGAGATAGCTGTCATTCTGCGTGAATCTCTTTTCAAAAGTAAAATTACCCACAGCCACCATCTCATAGATGTCACCCAGGATAGGTCTCTCATAAGCTCTGGTGTAGGAATCAGCACAGTACAAATATCCACCGGCCTCTACCACCAGTGCTTCACCGTTTCTGATCACCCTGTTGATCACCTTGTGCCAGAAGACTGATGATGTCTCATTCCTGTTTGGAGAGACATTCAGCAGATAGTAGTCACGATTCTTGACCGGCACTCCCTTCTGGAAGACTCTCATCTCAGATCTGCTGATAGCATTGCTGATCAGGGATGATGCAGTATAGATGGCCAGCTCCTTGTAGTACAGCTCTGCAGGAATGTCTATCACCACAGATGATGCATCCGGTCCATATTTCTCTTTGACAGGGAATAATTTCTCCAGGAAGTCACTAATCCATGCCACTTGATCACCTCCTCTCAGAATGCGATGACATTAACCTTAGTTATCTTTGGCCGTTCTTTTATAGCAGATTCAGCCACCATACTGGCCACCAGTGCCATGAATGGATCTGTTTTTCTGCTTTTTCCTTCAATTTTGGCATAAACAAAGGAGCCTTTATCGGCTCCCACATCTCTGCCATATCTGATTGTCTTGGTGTTATTGGTGGACCACCGGAGCATTGGATTGTCACCCCAGTGGAAGTAACGATTGAGGAAGCAGTGATCTATCACCGGCACAACCTTGATGATGTCAGTCTGCTTCACCAGCATGAGATTCTTCTGCTCTTTACTGATGCCTACCTTGGACAGTGCATCAGACAGCAGTGAGTACCTGTATGAATCAATGGCCACCATGCTGATGTTGTACTTCCTTCCCATCTCCTGGATGTAGTCAGCCACAATAGATGGATGGATCTCCACATCATCCACCATCTCCAGGAGGCCGGTCCGTATCCATTCCTTCCAGGGACATTTCAGTCTCGGAATGTCCCTGCTGTCTCTGCAGATCCATGCCTTATTGATGTCATACCGCTGATCACCATTCTTGAAATGGAAGTTGACTGCCATCCAGTCTGTAGTCTTGGAGTAATCAATCCCCACACTGCAATTCCATCCTTTGAGATCCGGGATCTCCTGATTAGTGGCTGCTATGGAGTCCCAGTCAGCCACTGCAGTCTCTTTGGAAGACTCCGGAAGATTCATCCGCTTGCTCATGAAGGCAGGCAGCCTGTCCGGATTCTTCTTCCACTCTCTATACTCCTTCCGGATCTCCAGGAGCAGATTAGGGAGGTACGGAAGAGATGGATTGGATTTAGTCCAGTTGGCCTCATCGTCCACCTCTTCCTTGGCATCAAGTTTGCAAATAAATGGTAATAGTCCGTTATCATCGGATCCGGACCTCAGGATGTCTTCCGCTTCATTCAGCAGGTCATCCAGCGGACCTTCTCTGACTTCACCATTGGTGGTGTAGTAGCTCCTCCTGGGATGCTTCTTCTTACCAAGGCCAGTGGTGAATACATTGATGTTGTCATAGTTCTGGTACTGGTGGATCTCATTGAAGATCACTATTCCGGATCTGAGACCGTCTTTCCCTTTCGGACTGTTGGTCCTTCCTTTGATCACGGATCTGGTCTTTGTGCAGATGATCCGCTCTTTGGTCCAGTGGTAGAACTTCTTGATCTTCTTTATGACAGCAGGCTCCTCAAAAAATCCTATCAGGTCCTGTGCCGGCCTGACTGCCTGCTCCTCATTATTAGCACAGATGTCCACATCATACTCTCTGATCCCATTGTATGGAGATGTCAGGCACATGGCCTCAGTGGCAATAGTGCCATCCTTGCCGGCTCCTCTGCCTAACATACAGAACAGATCCGGCCATCTCACCTGTCCGGATCCTCTCCAGTAGGTGCAGTCATGCAGTGCTATGGCAAACTTTTGCCAGGGAAACAATTCAAAAGGGAGGTATGTCTTGCAGATCTTCATGTAGTTGTGCAGCTGATCCAGGTCAATGTAGATGTCCTGAGTCTCAAAGCACCGCTGCACATGCTCCACCAGCAGATGCTGCTCCTCACAACACTGGTAGGTGCCATTCTCCACAATGTCTATCCATTCCCTTACTTCCGGAGGGAGATCACATCTCTTCATCTTCCGCACCAAGACCAGCATCAGGCTTTATGCCTAACATGTCCAGGAGCTTGATCATCTGCTGGTTAGTCTTCAGGAGCAGATCAGCTGAATCATTCTTCTTTGTGACCAGCTGTCCGGTTGATCCAATACTGGTGACACTGATGCCACGGTCTGCAATGTCTGCCTTGCACAGCTCCTTGGTGATGTACATACTCATGTAATCCTCCACCATATTGAGGAAGTGTGGCACATCATTGCCGGACCTCTCCAGCTGATCAACAAGGGATGTCCTTATGGATCTGTATTCTTTTGTCCTTTTGATCCTATCAACATCACTCATCATAAAAAAAATCCCATGTGAAATGGCTCCGGAGATGAATTGTCTAGGCCCCCTTCCCGTTGTCAACCTCCCCAGAAAAATAGGGGTATAGGGGATCCGGGGGTATCATTCACCATCTTTCCTCATTCACAAATCCTTCTGACAGTCTTCTCTGTTTTTGTTTCTCCGGATGCAGCTTATTATGGCATGCTTTGCAGACCGGGATCAGATTCTCTTCCATCTGTCCTGTCTCATAGTTCTTGTACCACCTGCTCAGTGCAAGCTCAGGATGGTCTCTCACATGGCAGACATGATGGACTGTACTCAGCAGTCTTCCACCATCATCATACCTGGTGATCACTCCATGCTTCCTGCACTCAGCACATTCATAGTGGTGCTCCTTCAGTATGGATCTCTTCAGCTTGATCCACTCCTTACTCTTATAGAACTTCCACAGCTCACCCTTGCTGATCAGCTCCCTGATCCACTGCTCAGTATTACTCATGCCCTCCACCCATACAAAAAGACCAGGTGACATCTGCCTCCTGGTCTTTCCACCATACTAACGTACTACAAACCTATGTAAGATTACTACATGATTTCATATTGAATTGATCTCAGCAAATCTTTTCAGTGCCTCACCATGCATGGACCTGATGTGCTCATAAGTGTATGGCAGTCCGTTGCTCTTCCTCATGACACATGCTATCTCTTCCAGCCTCAGATAATGCATCCGCTCATCCTTTCCCCTCTGGCCTACATACTTCAGATACAGCAGCTCTACATACTTGGCCTCTCCTACTGCATGGATCTGGTCAATGATATGGTCCCTCATGTCTACATACTGATCTATCAGTTTGTCTATCTCTATCTCCAGGTCCACATATCTGTCCACTGTCCTGCTCATCTTGTCTCCGGATCCGGAAGTCTGCACCTTGTCCCTGCTCAGTGCCGGTGAGCTGTTGCATGCTGCCATTGCCTTCAGGTGATCCTTCTCCTCAATCTTCTGTCTGATCTTCAGATCCAGGAGCCTGATCTGATTCAAATACTCCTTAGCTGTCATCTGCTTACTCCTTAATACCAAAGTATGGGAAGACCTGCTCTCTCATCATGGAGGCAAAGATCTCTGCATGTCCCTGATCCCAGTTCTTGTGCAGATCCTCATACAGTGGTATCAGTTTCAGGTCCACCTTGAGGATAGACACAAAGTCATGCTGCTCTGCTCTGTCCTTATAATCTGTCCACAGTTTCCACAATCTTTCCACAGTTTCTATGCTCATTCTCTCCTCCTTCTGAGGTAGCAGATAGGGTAGCAGATGGTAGCAGATAAGGTAGCAGATAAAATGCCGAAAAACCCTGTATTTAAGCCAAGGTAGCAGATGGTAGCAGATAAGGTAGCAGATAAAATGCCGAAAAACCCTGTATTTAAGCCAAGGTAGCAGATGGTAGCAGATAAAACTCACTTCTATTACTATATAATATTTTTTATTTATTAAAATGAAAAGAAGTTGAAAGTATCTGCTACCATCTGCTACCTTGGCTTATTTAGCCACTTTTATCTGCTACTTTTATCTGTTACCATCTGCTACTTTATCTGTTACCGTTTGTTATTTCGTTAATACTCAGACTGTTTTACGTTTATTGCAGTAAGTGCAAGGCATGTGATAACAGTCATACTTACGTTTGTGCTCTGATGGCTCATAGTTATCTACACACTTCCATTTTCCATTCTTGTGCTTGTGCCGTTCATTTGGATATGGCATATAGCATGAGCAGTCATAGTCCGGGATTTTCTGCAGCCTGTACCCTTGCTTTAGTGCTTCAGCTCTCAGTTCATCCAGTGTCATGACTCTCTCCCAAGAAGGTAGTCAGTTGTCACTCCAAAGAAGTCTGCCAGCTTGATCAGAGTCTCCACATCCGGATACCTGCTCTTGCCGTTGATCAGCCTGGAGATAGTTGCATTGGACAGATCAAGCTCATCAGCCAGCTGCCTCTGAGACATGTCATGACAGGCCATGAGATCCAGCAGGCATGCTGTAAAGTCACTCATGCTTTACCTCCTCAGCGAACTCTTTCGCCCACGGTTCACAATCAAACTGTCCCTTACGCTCACCAGTCTCTTTGTGCTCCACAAAGTATGTGAGCACTCCCTTGATATAATCACATGTCACTATCCACATGATCCTCCTCCACCAGATATACATCTGCATACTGCTGCTCCACCTTGACACTGGTGCAGTCCACCTCACTTGCAATGATCTCCTGCAGATCCGGTGTCAGGTGCTTGACAACATTCTCTTTGACCTGCTCCACCGGAAGCATCCGACCCGGCACATACTCCTCATTGATCTCTATCGTTACCAGTGCCACATATCTGGCTTTGAGTCTGCTCATTCCATCGCACCTCCTAGGCTCGTTTCACCGATCACATCAGCGTTCATCAGCTTATACATGTCAGAGAAGTGAGCCTTAGCTGCAGTAGATCCGCTATTGAAGTAGACAAAGGCTCCGTCCTCCACGATCCGCTTAACCTTTCCCAGCTCAAAACCAACACCATTCCA